GCCGCACGTGCCGCTGCCGTAAAACATGCGACGTTCCGGATCCACCACAATGTTGGCGGTATTAAACACCGCGGACGTGGTGAGGGCGGAATTGGGATTCGCCAACGACACCAGCTGGTTCGGGTACGTGTACTGGGTCGGGTTGACCGGCGGGGTGACCGTCGGGAAGCCCAGCATCGTCACGGGAATGTCGGCATCCGAGTAATCGGTCACCGTGAAGTTTCCGTAATACACGTCGCCGGTGATGGGCTGGAAGGAGGCGGTCAAATTGCTGGACGGCGGCGGCGCGAGCAAGTACTTGCCCTTGGTCACGTCCAACAAGTCGGCGTAGCTGGATGCGCTCGTCAGCGCGGAGGATGTGGTTTGCAAGGTGCCCACGTATTTAGAGCCGTCCCACTTCGTCAGGACGCCGCCGTTCTTCGCTAAATTTACGGCCGCTGCGTATTTGGTTTTGGACTTCAGATGCGCCGTGCGGTCGCTGGAATTCAGCTGCGGCTGCGGCACGTTGTACGGTTTGGCATAGTTGCCGCTGTTGAATATGGACATGCGATCACGCGAATGGTGCGATAATTCGGGGTATTGTTATTGTTATTATAATTATTATATACTAATAATGATAATAATAATAATATAATTGCACACACGCACACATACACACACACACACACACATGTATTCCATTTTGTCCGTGCCGTTCTACGACGCCAAGGTGCAACAATACACCAAGATTTTGTGCGTGAATGCGGTTCCGCCGGGTCCGCTGGCGGATCGCGTGAAAACGGTGCGCCCGCCACGCCTTTCGGGCTTTTCGGGCAATGGCGGCAATGGCGGCAATGGCGGCAACAATTGCATTCACGCGCTCCAACACGAACATACCCACGCGCTCATGACGCCCGACGACTTGCCCGAACTGTTTGCGTTGCTTGTAAGTAACGGCTACACGGTGGATCTCGGGCTCACGAAACTGGCCGCCAAACACCAGTCCGGCGGGGGAGGCGGCGGCAGCAGCAGCAGCAGCAGCAACGCCAATTCGCTGGTCTGCATCATTGCATACTCTGCCACGGTCAAGCCGTGAACCGGTTCTCGTCGATTTTCATCAAGCCGTAGGGCAGATCCACGAGCACTTGTCCCAGCAGCTGCGGCAGAATGAACTGGAACCGCATGGTCATGGTCACGAAGAACTGCACAACGTCCAGCATCCAGTCCAGCAGCGGCTCCACCGTGACAATGATTTGCGCCCAGCGCTTGGACACGGGGATGCGCTCCCGGTACGCCGGGTTCCACAGCTTGGAATGGATGAAGTCGTACATGACCGTGCTGTAGTAGCCCTGCAGCAGCGAGCTGGTGAACCCCACCGCGTACACCAGCGCCACTTTGTGCCACGTGTCCAAGCTCATGCCCACGAACCGGATGCGGGGGTCGGGTCCGAATGCGAAAAAATCATTGAACGCCCCCTCCTCGTCTAAAAACAGCACGTATCCCACCATGAAAAACACAAACACGCAGAACGCCATGCGCGGCTCAAAAAATAGGCGCTTCATCCCCTTTTTTATGTGGTTGATATACACTGTCGGGATATGATATTATTTGGCGCGGATTGTCGCCGGAAAACGAGGCCGGGCGGCCGTTGCGGGACACGTTCCACGTGCGGGTTTGGGCATCGGCATTGATCGGCTCGTCGTGCTCCATGTCGCCGATGATGATGATGAGCAGCGGTGTTGCCGCGGTTGCCGCCGTTGCCGCGATTGCCGCGATTGCTTCGGTTAAATTGGCGTTCAGCCCGTTGGTGGGCGCGCGCGCGGCGCGCAACAGCTGCTGCGCATGCGACACGAAGTCGCCCCCCTCCAGCGCGTGCCATTCGGCGTGCGAGGAAAACGCGAGGATGCGGCAAGACGACGGCGGCGACAGATGCAGCAAATGCAGCGCCAGTCCAATCCCAGCGTGCAGGCAGTTGTTGTGTCCGGAACCCATGCTGTGCGAAAGTGACAGCACCGGGATCAAACCGGGGTGAACCGGCGCGTGCCGGGCCAAATGCCGCCTCCACAAATCATTAATTTCTTGCGCATTTTCTTGCGCATTTTCGGCGCGTTTCACAAACCAAGCCAGCGAAGGATTCATTGGAACCGCCGTGGTTGGAGGGCTCAGCGCGCTGATCAGCTGGCGGTAGCGCCGCTTCGCGTCGGGCGCCCCCGGAAACATGTCGGCGGCCAGCGCGTCATAGTACCACTGCAACAACGGCGACCCCCGGCACTTCCGTTCGCGCGGCACCCACTTGGCCGCCAGCGAACGCGCGGTTGCCGTTGCGGTTGCGGTTACCCAGTCTTTGCGAATCTGCGCGTTCGTCATGCGCACGCAGCCTTGCACGATGGCGACTGCATTGGCGCCGCCGTCGTAACCGTGCTGTTCAAAGTGGCGGATGAAGCCGCGCACGTCGCGCCAGCACTTCATGGCCATTTCCTCCAGGACGCGCAAGCATTCCGGCGTTTGATCGGTTGCGACGAGTTGCAACAGCATGGCGTAGGTGCTGTCACGGTGGCCTTGGAACCGGTGCTTCAAAATGGCGTCCATCGCATGAATTGAATTACAATTCGGGCGTGTTTCTAAGCCGTTTCAGTTTCATCATTTTACGCGCAACGCAACGCAACGCAACGCAACGCAACGCAACGCAACGCAACGCAACGCAACGCAACGCACAATTAATTAAACTAACAAATCAAATTAAAATGATGCCCCCATATTACAACAACCAACCAACAACAAACGCCATGCCAAACCCGTTTCTAACTGCCGCAAGTGCCGCAAGTGCCGCAAGTGCCACAAATAGAGGCGGATGGAACTATCGCGAACGCCCCCAAGAGAACCCATTTCTTACCCGCAACAATCGCGACAACAATCGCTACAACAATCGCGACAACAATCGCTGCCACACCGGGTGGTCGGATCCAATACAGCATCCAGAACCAGAACCAGAACCAGAACCAGAACCAGAGCCAGAGAGCTTTGAACAATTGTTTCCATCATTGACTCTAAGCTCCAATCCTCCCCCCCTCAATCAAATAAAGTTAAATTTTAAATCTGCTCTCCAAATCCAAGGCAGCAGCAATTCAAACAGCAGCAGCAGCAGCAGCAGCAGCAGCAGCAGCAGCAGTTCAAGCAGCAGCAGTTCAAGCAGCAGCAATTCAAGCAGCAGGTCAAGCAGCAATCCAGGGGTTCAAAATCAGTTTCTTCGCCCCATGAACCAGAACCAGTTCCTTCAACCCGGACACGGATCTAGTTTCGGAGTCGGTTCCAAATCGCGCCACAATGAATGCGACGACAATGACAATGGCGCATATTATGACGACGCATACGATTCGGCATACACCCAGTATTACAACGACTAAATCTAAATGCGTGGAGCGTGTGGAGCGTGGAGCGTGGAATGAGTTCAATTCATGCACGAAAAATGTGTGCATGAATTAATTGCGGGTCCCAACAAAATTCAAAATAACAACAACACCAACAACACCAACAACACCAACAACACCAACAACACCATGCGATTGGAGGACTTGGACTTGGACTTGGACTTGGACTTGGACTTGGATCACTATTTGCTGCACCCGCAACCGCAGCGCAGCCTTAAGATGGTGCACGCGTTCATGGATGATCGCGCAATAGAGCACGTGTGCGAGGAAACGGTGCCAACCGAGGACGGCGTCCTGCGCCAGGAGCAGCTCATTTGGCGCATTAAGCGGCAGCAGCAGCAGCAGCGCGCCCTCCGGGGAGCGCACTTCAAGCTGCGCGCCATGTTTTTGTACAACATGGACTTGGACCCGGACGAAATGCGCGACTTCGAGCAGTCGCAGTCGCAGTCGCAGTCGCACCGGTTTATCACGCCCGTTTCCGCCGTGGAAGACGTGGCCGTTCAGCCCACCATTCCCATGTTTGCGAGCTTGAACGCGCTCTACATCATGTACGAAGCAAGCGACCCCGGCCGGCATTTCAACCAAAGCAAAAAACGGGTTGTCATCCAAAAAAAAACCCACCGCTACAAGAACACCGTGCGGACATCCACGTGATTTTCCCGCGTCCCCCCCGCGCGCCCGATTAAACGTAGATGTAGCTGCGCTCGGCGGGCACGGGGTTCAGGCACCGCAGCAAAAACCAGTACAGCTTGGTGAATTTAATGGGGTTCAAGTAGTCGGCGTCGGCGGGGATGCGGTCCACGTTCAATAAAAAATAAATGATCAGCTGCGCGGCGCTGTGATAGATGGTTTTGAAATGCACCGAAAAGGGGGTCGCGGGGCGCGCCGCAAGGTGCTGCAGTTCGGGCGACATGAACATGCCCCCCCCGTTTAGCGCGTGGTCCACGATCAGGAAGCCGCCGTCGTCCACATCAAACATCAAGTGGTCGTTTAAAAACAGGAACTGCGGGTCCATGCGGCTGTCGCCCAGCGTGGAATCCAGATCGTTTATGGACTCGTGCGTGAATGCGTCGCTGTCTCGGTGCGTGATGACCAGCACATCGTCTATGCCGATGCAGGCAATGGACTGCCCGCATGAAATCAAGGCCTGCATCTGCCGTCCCAAATCGTGCACCAAGCGCAGCGCCACGCACAGTTCGGTGGCATGATGCGCGCGTTTCAGGTAGTCCCGCATCGTCAGCACGTCGGTCGCTTCAAACGGCGCCGCCTTGTCGCCGATGGACTTCATCAAATTCGGGGATGCCTCGTTTTTTATTTCATACGTGTTTGCGTTCGCGTTTGCGTTTGCGTTTGCGTTCGCGTTCGCTTTCGCTTTCGCTTTCTGCGTGATCACCGTGTTCCCAATCCGGAGGTGCATTGCTTCTTGTTTCCTTATATACTGCAACACACATTTAACATTTAACATTTAACATTTAACATTTTAACATTTTAACATTAAAAAAAAATGTGCTGTGAAGACAGCGCGGCAGTTCTGAAAACTGCGAATGATGAATACCCCCTACAGGTTTCGATCCTGTGACTCCCAAGTTATGAGCCTGGGCACTCTTGCCGCTGAGTTAAAGGGGTGAAAAGTGTTGCCGTCCCCCGGCTGAGTTTAATGTCTCCAGCTAGACGCGATACGTTTAACGTCTCTAACTAGACGAGCTGTGTTTAACGGTTCACACGTTAACGTCTCCAGCTAGACGTGTTGTGTTTAACGTCTCCAACTAGACGAGCTGAGTTTAATGTCTCCAACTAGACGAGCTGAGTTTAACGTCTCCAACTAGACGAGCTGAGTTTAACGTCTCCAGCTAGACGAGCATTGGCTTCATTTAGGCGTCTGCTACAGCGTCTGCTGCAGACAAACTCTTGCAGCCACCGAGGTCAATGCGAGGAGGTGGCGCCGAGTAGTCGCGGAATGCGGGCTTCTCCACACGGCTTGCCGTGCACTTCCAGAACCACGGCTCTCGGTACACGATCTTGATTTCTTCGCCCTTGAGCAGCTTCTCGCGGGTGGCGATCGCGGTTTCATCCTTGGTGTTCCACACCTTGAAATGAATGAACACCTTGTTGAAGGGTTCGCCGCGGTCATTTATTTTGGACACCATGTCAATGCGATCCACTGCACCCAGACCGAGTTTCTCAACCGTGTCGTAGATGTCCTTGCGCGTCGTGCTCATGAACGCGCGCGGGATGCAAATGCTGGGTTCTTGGGGTTTGGGCTTGGGGATTGGGATTGGGATTGGTTCGGAGGTTGGCTGTTCTTGGAACAGTTGAATTGGAGGGGCAATGAGGTTCTTGTACGTGTGCACACTTTCGGCGGCGTAACGTTCGGGCGTGAACCCGTCGTTCGGAATGCGGAAAATGTTTGCGGGATTTGAAGCCATCAAATCAATTGCGTTGGTTGCGTTTGCGTTGGTTGCGTTGTTTGAAGCCATTGTTGATTGATTGTTGATTTGGTTGGAGTCACTGATAAAAATTGAATTAGGATTTGAACCAATTCAATTTTTTTTTAAAACACTTAAATTTGGAATGACATCTAGTGCGGGGGGGATGGGTCTGTCTCCTGTAATGGGTTTATAGCTTTATTAGGGGGGATTATTTAGGTATTATGGGGGGAGGGGGGAAGGGTTGCTGTGAGGAGACATATATGTTACATACTGTGGCTTTAAGTTTGTTTTCATTGAAAAAATGTTTTTCTTCGTCTTAGTCGTCTTCGTCTTAGTCGTCTTCGTCTTAGTCGTCTTCGTCTTAGTCGTCTTCGTCTTAGTCGTCTTCGTCTTAGTCGTCTTCGTCTTAGTCGTCTTCGTCGTCTTCGTCTTGCCACCAGAACTGTGATTTCGGTGGCATGCATTGGAATTGGGGCGGTTGCAGGGGTGTCGGGGCGAGGGGTTTGAGCATTCGTTCGGTCATTCTTTCGGTCATTGATTCAGGGTCTGATTCAGATTGATCTAGAGAGCCAAACGGGTTGCTCTTTGGATTGTAATGGTATTTCTCTCTGGAAGACAATTCCGGAGATTCAATGTGATTCGTTGGGCAGTAGCTGCTCGTGTGTCCCCGCTGGCCACATGTCAAACACGATTGATTCAGTAGCGTCGGGCAAATCAATTCGCCTTCCAATGTTTTCAGGTAATGCGATGCGTATTCCTTTCCCGCATCAAAGCACACCTTGCAAAAGGGTTTGCCTTTCTTGCGGCAATCGTCTCTGGCTTCGTTGGCCTTGGCGTAGGTGTAGGATGATGATGATGTTGCCATTGTTGCCATTGTTGCCATTGTTGCTGGGTTGTTTGTTTGCTGGGTTTGCTGATTGCATTAAAACCATTAAAAAAGCAATTCAATTTTTTTTAAATGGTTTGGTTTGGGATGTTTTGTCAGGCTTAGTTAGTGCAGGATTAATGCAGGATTAATGCAGGATTAATGCAGGATTAATTAGTGCAGGCTCAGCATGTAGCTGAACTGGTTCAGCGAGCCCAGCAGCTCGTCCCGAATGTTGAGCAGGTCGGTGCCCAGCGATGCGGGCATGCCCTTCAAGTACCGCTTGTAATACTCAACACGCCGCTTCAATGCCGGCAGCGTGTTGTACGACCGCATGCGCAGACTGGTTAAATTTGACCGCGTGTGCTTGGACCCCAGCAGCTTCTCCACGAAGCTGTCCACTTGCTCCGACAGCGCTTCGTGCAAGTTGTCGGTGGCCTTGTGCACCGAGTAGTCGTGCGTGCGCCAGTGGTGCAGCTTGACAACGTGCAGCATGTCCGTCAGCGTGGACACTATGCCGTTGGGACTGTACGTTCTGGATCCGCTTCGCTTAATACTGCGTTTCATTCCGCTTCGCTTAATACTGCGTTTCATTCCGCGTTTCATTCCGCTTCGCTTAATACTGCGTTTCATACTGCGTTTCATTCCGCTTCGCTTAATACTGCGTTTCATACTGCGTTTCATACTGCGCTTAATACTACGCTTCATGCTTCGCTTACGCTTTCCACCCTCAAATATTGTATCCATTTCATCAATTTCAATATTGGGGTTCATAGTTAATGATTTCAGAACATCTTTTTCATACTCGTCAAAATGCACAGGTGATATTTGAGTGTTAAATATGGCACTTGCGCGCACAACAGAGTATCGGTCTGGGGTTTTTTTCAAGGCATCAATGAGGGCAACGATTTCTCTTACTTTGTGGTATGCACCAACACGAACATCGGCTGGGTTTGTTGCATCTTTAAATATAGCATACAACGGTGTAATATAATTTGTTTTAATTTCTTCTTCAGCAGCGTCGGTCATTGTGCTATTTACTTTTCCTATATTTAACGCACATATATTTATTTGTTTTGGTTGTGTTGGGGGCTCACCACCACGTATTCGGAACTTGCAGGTTCGGGACTTGCAGGTTCGGAGCTTGCAGGTTCGGAGCTTGCAAGCAACGCAGCTGAAACAATGTTCTTCTTTTTTCGGTGTCTTCTCTTTTTGTGGTTGGACGCCGCCTTTTTTTCCACTTCTTCGGTATCCGCATCCGAACTGAAATCTTCTTGAATTGCCGAAGGCTCTTCTTGAACCTCTTGAATCTCTTGAACTGATTGGATTGTTTGAACTGAAGGCTCTGATTGGACTGAAGGCTCTGATTGGACTGAAGGCTCTGATTGGATTGTTTGGATCTCTTGGACATCTTGAACAATTGGCTCTGATTCTGATTGGATTGTTTGGACCTCTGGAACCTCTGGAACCATTGGCTCTGATTCTGATTGGTTTGATTGGTTCGGTTGGACTAAAGGCTCTGTGGTTGGTTGAACGTGTTCGGTGATTTGCACTTGCAATTGGACCGCAGTCCGTTTATTGCGTCTCGGGCAACAGCAACAAGCAAAAAAACGGCGCCACTTGCTGTCCGACATTTATTATTGATTTATTGCTTAGTGCGTTTATATATTTAAACCTGTTTTTATAGTTTTCGTATTATCATGATTGGCATAATTTTAAGTCGGGGTTTTATAGTCTTTATTACTTGATTGGGTTTTAAGTAATAAAAAAATGTTAATCACGCTCCCCACAGGAATCGAACCTGTGACCTTTCGATTAACAGTCGAATGCTCTCGACCAACTGAGCTAGGGAAGCAAATGGAAATGGGGTTGATGTGTGAAGGGATTTCCCGTCCGTCACACAAAGTATGTGTATACTATTTTTTTTGTGAATTTAACGCAATAATGCGCGAAGCAGGGTTCGAACCTGCGCATCCTGAGATAACGAGGCTTAAGCTCGTCGTGTTAGACCACTCCACCATTCGCGCAAAACATTATTGGGGTGCTCCTTACGGGGCTCGTATGGGCTCATAAGACCCAAATTCTGACCAACTAAACTAAAGGAGCATGCCCATGCATTCATGTCATGGTTTCTTTAAATTGTTTTAATACTTTTTGATTTTGATTGGTTCAGCTCGGCTCGCTTTGGTTTTAGTTCAGCTCGCTTTGGTTTTAGTTCAGCTCGCTTTAGATCGGGTCTGCATGGAATGCCGTGCTTGTTGTTGGCGTGCTTGTTGTTGTTGTTGTTGGTGTGATTGTTGTGCTTGTTGGCGTGCTTGTTGTAATTGTGGCGACAGGTTCAGCATGTTCATGTCTTGGTGCAGCGAATCGATCAGCGACTTCACGGTGTACAATTCCCGCCGGTACATCTCCAGCCCTTTTGATGACCACAGCGATCCGATGCAGGAAACGGCGGGGGCGTCGGTCACTAAAACCAGGCGGATTTCGGCTCCCATGTTTCCCATGTTTCCCATGTTTCCCATGTTTGCCATGCCCATGTTTCCCATGTTTGCCATGTGCTGGATCAGCATGGTCTCTTGACACGGCTTGAACTCCATTTGGAACGTGGTTTTGTCTTTCATGCCTTGGTTCGTGCCTTGTCCAAACAGCATGAAGTTGGATGTGGACTGTTCGGGCACCTGCTTCACCACGCACATGCGCCAGTCGGGCGTTTTCATTTTCAGAACAAAAGCTCCTTGTATCATGGTTGTCATGGTTGTTGCTGTGGTTGTTGCTGTAGTTGCTGTTGCTGTGGTTGTTGTTGCTGTTGTTGAATTGATTCAATTTTTTTTAATTGTCAACAACGCGAATGCCGAACATGATCATCAGCAGCAAAATAACCTGAAACAGGATGGTTACAGCATCGCTGGGGGATTCAAACGCGCTGCCGGTGAACTTCACGTCATTCATGTGGGGGGTCTGGTTCATTTGGATCATTTGGATCAGTTGGATTATGGATGACTGCTATGGATAATTTAATTCAATTTTTGGAATAAACGGCTTTGTTCCGTTTGCTTTTGCTTTTGCTTTTGCTTTTGCGTTTGCTTTTGCGTTTGCTTTTGCTTTTGCTTTTGCTTTTGCTTTTGCTTTTTTTTCCTCCATAACCAGGATAACCATCACGGTCGGCACGCGTGAGTGCATCATTGTCCGTCGCTAACGGTGCATCAGGATAGACGTATGATGGTGATAGGGGGGGTGGATTTTCTGCCTGGCTGATATTCCACGCATAAACGGGATGAGAATATGACACAGAACGTATGGTGTCTTTATCGTATTTCACGCCATCGATGTAGATGGCGAAATCTGTTTTGTTGTAGTTATTCTGAATGGATCGGTTATTGCAAATCGTGTGAGTTAATGGATTTAAGTCCAATCTCAGCTCCATTAGAGTCAATGGGAAATTCGCATGGGTCAAGTCTATTGTATTACCTAATAAGTGCAGTCTCGTTAACCCTTCTTCTGGTAAGACTCCATCGAATGTGGTAAGTGGATTGTGTGACAAATCTAGAAATTGTAACGTCGGGGGAAAAACCACTCCCGCCAATGACCTGATACGATTGGTTGACAACCGTAGACCAATTAAATTTGACGAGAAGGTCACTACCGCTAATGAGCCGATTTGATTATCGGTTAAACTTATGTATGTCAAATTATCCGGGAATATTACTCCATCTAATGTGGTGATTTGATTGCCATCTAAAAATACATCATGTATCCATTCTTTGGTGGGGAATATCGCTCCAACTAACGAGCTGATATTCTTATCGGTTGCGTCTATAGCATCCCACCCATTAACGTACTGTGTCAAATCAACGGTTGTCATGGCATACACATAAACGTGCATAATATTTTTTTTTAATTTTTGGAATAAAAGGCGTTGCCCAGCAGCACGGTCCCGGCGATTCCTAATACTAAACCCACGTGGTAGTTCACCTGCATGCCCCGGTACACGCGCAGCCAGTTGGCGGCGTCCTGAGGTTTATCGTTTTTGAAATGCAGCACCATCCAGTCGCTCTTCGGCGACAGCACGTAGTAGAAGTAGTTGGTGGCCAGCGTGACGGCCGCCACGGAGCACAGCAGGGCCGCGCGCGACAGGCCCTTGTACTGGTGGTGGATGCCGAGAAGGAGGGCGGAAAGTAGCAGCCCCCATCCGAACCCGCGCAAGTAAATGCCGCGCCGCTCCTCCACAATTCGGGCATACGCGCGTTGCTGGTCTTCGGTCAGGGTGCGCATGTAGTCCTGCACTAATTGGGTCCGGTTGCCCATGTGGGTGCAGTACGCCATGCCCGCGATTAAGGTGACGGCAATCCCGCAGCTGGTAGCGCAGCACTTCATGGTGGTATAATAGTGAGTGATTGGAGTGAGTGAGTGGAGTGATCCGATCCGTATAATTCGCGTATATAATTAATTGTTTGAAAAAAAATGTCCGGCAATACTACTTCCGGTGTTACAAGGCTCCGGCGTTACAAGGCGCTTGTTTCAGTCTTCTTCTTCGTCTTCCATGTGATGTTCATCGGGATAGACTTGGTCATACTGTTGGTCGTACGCCGTCATGCCAAAGTTCATGCACAACTCCCGAATTTGTCGCTCCAGATGCACGGCTGCGCCGTTTTCGTAGTTTTGCCGGATGTCGTTGTTGGCGGCGCTGGCCACGACTCCCACAATGCGCTCGTTCAGCTCGTGTAGGTAGGCTCGGCGTTCCAATGCATAACGGGCTTGCCGTTCTTCTTCGTAACGAGTGCCGATTTGAAGGTTCAGGCTCATGATGCGCGCATGCTCCACGCCGAGTTCTACGCGATACTGTTGGGTGGCGTCCAACTCGTGCTGCAGGCGCTGGTTTCGTTGCATGGCTTGATGAATGAACCCTTCCATGGCATCGTTCTCATTTTGCGGGTCATTCTCATTTTGGCGGTCATTCTCATTTTGGACGTCGTATTCTTGAACCACCACACCGCGACACATGGGGCACTGATTGCGGTTGTAACCGCCGTTGGCCATGTTGCCCATGATGCATGCGAAATGGAACTGGTGTCCGCAGTCCAGGCTCACGAAGTTGCGGGCGGCGTCGGTTGCATCAAGGCAGATCGCGCAGCACACGGGTTCTGCGGGTTCTTGTGCTTCGTTGACTTCTTGCACAACTTCGTCTTCGTCGTCCTCAATTTGCACAACTTCGTCTTCGTCTTCACAGATTGGGATGGGAGATAGTTCTTCGGGTTCTTCGGGTTCTTCGGGGTGAAACATTTGCAGTGACATGATTTGAGAGGTGGTGAACATGTGGTTTTCGCCATTGGTGGTCACAATGTGGATGGCGCGCTCTCCGTTCAGTTCAAACAAGCCAACAAGTGTGCCACGGAATTCAAACGGGCCAACACATGCGTCGCGGAACACTTGAACGTGGATGATGCGCCCAATCAAATGGACGGGTTCTTGGACTTGGTGGTCTTCTTCTTCTTCTTGATGGGCTTCATGGTCTTCTTCTTCTTCTTCTTCTTCTTCTTCTTCTTCTTCTTCTTCTTCTTCTTCTTCTTCTTCTTCTTGATGGGCTTCATGGTCTTCTTCTTCTTCTTGGATCATGTGCAGGACTTCTTCGCCGGGTAAGACTTCATTTGCTTCGTCAACGCCGTATTTCACCTCACACACGACCCACACCTTCAAGTGGTGGCCGGTGTCGTCCGTGCGACGGCGCTTCACTTCATTGCCGTACATGTCTTCGTTCTGTTGTTGCGGTTGATTGATCATTTGATTCGTTGATTGTTCGTTGGTGGTAAACTGTCTACTACAAAGTATTTCAAAATGGGATTCAATTTTTTTTGGGTTCACTGGTTTTGAGAATCACATTTTGTGGTGGTTAAAATGCATTTTATGGGAAAATACTTGTAAAAAACCAATTAAATAGAAGCGGTGGGATACCATACAACACGTTGAAAAATGCCTAGGCGCGGATCGTCCGATGCGCGGTGCACCGTGGCGGGGTGCCGCTGCGAGTGGATTGAGGTTTCAAAGAACCGGCATTTGTACTGCCGCGAACACATGCTGCAGGCCAATGCGCTTTACGCGGAATACAAGGCCGCCAATGCGGCCGCGCTGGCCACGTTTGCGGACGACGCGCTGGACCAATGCATACGGCTGCGCGAAGAGTACGCGCGCAGATTCCTGGATTACGAGGACACGGGCGCGCACCGAGCCTACATTGGCATTCTCAAGCGCGTGCGATCGATTGCTTCGGTCGCTTCGGTCGCTTCGGTCGCTTCGGTCGCTTCGGTCGCTTCTTGTCGTCGCGCCGCTTACAATCGTTGGATGACGGAAAGCGCGCACTTTTCAGATTTTGTGCGCGTGTGAATTTCATTTGTTTGGCTTGGCTCCACTCATTGGGTTGGGATTTGGTCGGTCATTTCATTTAGCGCAGGTCGGGTCGCGGTCCTTCACGCCAGTGATTTGTGACCGCGCCGTCATTGGGTTGGCGCTTTTCGTTAATATGTGATTTATGATGGGACAAACAGGGGGGCACCGCCTCATCCACCGCTCTGCTTACTGCTCTGCTTACGCTTTACCGATTCGTTCAAATACAGCGCCCGCATTTGACGCACGGCCATGCGCTTCGTTAAAGCGCGCTTGGAAAAGCACTTGCGCGTCCCCTTCTTGCACACTTTGTAGCCTCGCCGGCTTTGCTTTCGCAGCACGTACGGCATTAAACTTCAGTTGGGTATGGTTTTGGTTTATGTTTTTACGAGAGAAAATATAAAATGATATTACTTTTAAATTAAAAATTGAATCCTTTGGATCAATTTGGATCGGATTTGCATCAATCATGGATATGGATATGGATATCAACAATTTGACTTTGGATTTGGATTTGACTTTGGATTTGACTTTGGATTTGACTTTGGATTTGACTTTGGAAAAGCGGGAGGCTCATGCGCGCGCAATGCTCCAAAAAATGAAGCAGTGTGATAAACAGGGTACCACAAATTCAATTCATGTATGGAGGTGGGCGCTTCGCGGCATTGTCATTCCATGAAACATGGAACATGAAACATGAAAACAATAAAAAAAGTGTTAGTAACACACACATAACACAACATAAACAATCACTTACCTTTCATTATGCCATCCAGTGGTTTGTGCGGTTTGTGCGGGGTTACACGTAGTAGCCAAACTTGTTTTTGATTGAAGGTGGCATGTAGCGTGTTGGGCGCGGGGTATTGTCCGATTTCTCGAATTGCACACAGCACGACCTGCCGCTGTTTTTGAATGCCATTTGGAGCCACTCCTGAGCGTTGGCATACTCGACGCCTTCGAACAGCAGTGTCGTCTTGCTCTTCTTGTCGGCCTCTCCCATCACTGCCATGATGTCGCCTGATTTGATGGGTTCTGATGCAGATGCTCGGTATTCCGCCCTGCCCACGCAGACGGCGCGGCTCTTGGGTTGTTGTTGTGCCGGTGCTGCAACCACGATGTCGGAAGAGGAATCCTGTTGGCCGACGGGAATGAAAACCACGAGCGTCGAACCATGTTGCAACCCGTGGTCTGAAACACTCACGCTTTTGTCCAGTTTCTTGAAACTGCCGGAAGGATTGCCGAGAATGAGTCCCGTTATCACGGAGACTTTGCATGCTGGAACGCCTGAGATTGTTTCAAGTCTCAGTGTGATGGCTTCAATTGTCTCCGACGGGTCAACGTTCATGGTAAATTCGGGGCTGATTTGAAGATTCTTGAATCCTTGAAACTTGATGAAAACACGCATTGTTGTTTGTTGTTTGTTGTTGGTAGAGTCGCTGGTAGAGTCGCTACATTTTTGAAATCAATTCAATTTTTTTTGGGAACCCTGCATTTTTGGAGAGACATTTTGGTTGTTTTAATGGATCCTCCTACGATTGTTGCTCTTGTTGTTCTTGTTGCTCTTGTTGTTCTTGTTGCTCTTGTTGCTCTTGTTGCTCCTACGCTTGTTGCCTTTTCGGCGGGATCCCCCTTTGTTTGTAGGAAGTAAAAGTTGATGTGGTGCAAGTGAATATGGACCATATGGATTTACATTATATGGTGATTTTACATATGGTGATAAAAGTGACGCATATTGCTTGAGATCGAAATTGGTGTAAGTAGTGGAAGGGTCATGGGCATCTTTGGGTTTCATCCTGATCCGAGTCAAATAGGTGGTTATATGGTTATGGTTATATCATATGGATTAGAAAAAATAAACAATCGTCACATCACCATAAACCCTAAACCCCTCCTTTATTCGCTTGTTGCTTTCGTTACCAATGAGGGCGCCGTTTGAGGCAGCCCTAAACCCTAAACCCTAAACCCTAAACCCTAAAGGTACCCTAAACCCTATGAACGCATGTAAACCCTAAAAAACGGTGTAAACCCTAATAACTTATCCATGCACGATATCCCCCATATAGCAATGTTGAGGAATGACTGCGGTTCTGAGGCATGGCTCATGATCTGAGGAACGAGTTATACTGGTTAAACACCGGTTGCCCGTATGTTATAATTTTATGGTTTTTCAAATTACACAACCGAGAGATATTCATAACAAAATGATCCATCAAAAAAAAGTGTTAGTGAATGGGATGCGAACCTGTTTAGATGACGCCTGCCGCCTGTAAATGATTATCTGTAAATGATTATCTGTAAATGATTATTCGCCGAGGCAGAGGCCGTTCTCCAAGCCCGAGAAGTTGCTGTGGTATGGGTAGAGGAAGGTGTGCGAAATTTCGCGGTCTTCGTCGCGGTCTTCGTCGCGGTCTTCGGCAATGGTGAGGGTGGACGGAAACATGGCGCCGTTGTCGTAAATGGCGTCAACGATGGATTGCACCGTGTTGAAAGCCACTGGATGTTCGTGGTGAATTGCGACGGTGAGTTGCATGGTGTAAGTGACATGGGCGGCCGGATCAACGCAATCGTCGTGGGACCAAACGGTCTCGTCTTCTGGCGGAGTCCATTGCACGAATTCCAGTGACACGAACTTGATTTCTTGAACGGGGTCGTCCAAGTCCAAGTCGTCTGGGTCGGGAATGCAGTCCGTCACGTGATGTGTGATGATGTCCTGGTTGGCTCGGGCATGCCCCACGGTCATGATGTTTTCTTGAGTTCCATCCATGTAACCCATGTTGAGGTGGATGGTAGCGGTGGTTGTGCGGATTGGGCGGGTGTCCAAGAAGCTGTTGGGGGGGTAGAGGAACGTGTGATGCATTTGGCGATATTCGGCGGCGATGGTGAACGGAAACATGGCGCCATTTTCGTAAATGGCGTCACCGAGGATGTCAACGATGGTTTGGGCCGTGTTGAAATCCACACGTTGAATGGCGACGGTGAGTCGCATGGTGTAAATGCATGTTGCAGCAGTTGCATCATTGTCGTCGTCATTGTCGTCGTCGTTGTGGTCGGTGATACGACTGTCTGGCGGAGTCCATTTCACGAATTCCAGTGACACGAACTTGGGTGATTGAAGAACGTGATTGGGCATGCACATGTCACCCAAGATGCCCTTCACGATCCTCACGGTCGGTGCCATGATCTCCTTGGTTTGGGGTTCATTCATGTAACCTGTCTTGATGTACATTGTAACGGGGGTAGTCGTCATTGTTGTTCTGTTCTTGCTTGTTTGAAACTAAACTGGTTATTCATGATTGCCGCCGAATTAGCTTTCAATTTTTTTATATTCTATTGAAACGGGGAACTACATGCCAAGCATTGCGCAGCAGCCTTTGGCCCCGCACCCCTCCTACCGGGGAACTACGTTCCCCGCACCCCTCCTA